GCAATGTCCACGACGACGCGTGTGTTAATGAACCGTTTCTTCATTATTGTCTCCTAAGTTATTGATTTATAACAACGCGCCAGTTTCGCCCCTAACCATGAAAGCGTCGTTAAGAATTATCGCCGCCGTCATCGCCTTCCATGCCGATGTAGCCCGCTGGTTCAACGGATCGGCCGTTCCGCCGCTCCCTAACGGCTTGACGATGTTTTCAAACGAATGGCCGGTTAGCGGCACAATGCCGTACGCGTTCATCCCGAATACCAATGTCGCGTACACGTCCTCTTTGCCGCCCGTTCCCTTGTGGCCGGATCCCGTGGTATTGCCGCCGCCGAGGAAAATCTTGGCGAACGTGGTGGAGCAGAAACGGATATTTTTGTAAGCCCCGATCTCGTACGGTTGCATGACGGACTGCTGCTGCCCGTACTCGTGAACGGCACGAAAGCCCGAAACGCCTTCCATCGTGTACTCGACGTCCGGATGGGTAATGCCCCAGTAGGACTGACGGATCGGCACGGTACCGACGCCTGTCGAGGCGTTTACCATCTTGTTGAAAAACTTGGCGTTTTGCTGCTTTAGCTGGCGCTGTAGCTTGTCGAGGAATACAGCACTAATAAGGCCGTCGACGTTGGTACGCGTTGAGTCGGTAGCGCCTGAATCATCGGTAGCGCAGAATACGTTAGAGCCGGCCACGAGCACATCGCGCCAGACCTGATCGACCGACTGCGCGCCCTGCTCGCCTAGCACCTCGGCCGCCTCGGTTAGCACCTGATCGCGGCTAACCCAGGTAACAACGTCGGTCGCGGTAATAAAATCGCCGTATTGCTGGAGCGTTACCGTCACGTCGGTCTTGGTCAGATCCTTGCCGAGCGGGGTAACGCCTTCGATTAACGGCGTAATATTGGTGCTTAGCGCGTTATAGCGGCGGAAAGTCTGTTTGCGGGTGGAGTTGTTCTTTAACGGTTTCTGCTGGCCGAATTTGTCGTGTCTTTTCTGTTACTTAGCTGACCTAAAGTAATGTCCCGCTTAATGTATTACCTTAGGCGGAGTCGGCGCTTCAGCCAACTCTCCTGACGTTTCCGCCAGGTTCGGACTATCGCTTGATCTCTCGATCTCCCTGCGCTTAGTCTCTGCGCGTAAAGTGTAGCCGTTCAACTTCCGCATTGCTAAATACAGCTCTTGACGGCGCACTGCCTCGGATGCGCGTTCTGGATTATTAACTAAATGCTTCCACCCGTCACAAAACTCTAGCATTAGGTCTGCTTGTGGACGTTTTACCCGTAGATATGGATAAAGTTGAAGAAGCACTTTGGAAATAACCGGTCGTCCAGTTACTTCCCAATGATAAACCAGTTTCCGCGTACTCTTGGCCGATTGAATCCGCCTACGTCCGCCGAATGTTACGAACAACAGATCGATAGGTTGTGAATCTGTCATTCCAACTTTTAATCGCGGCATGTAAAAATCTTTTTTCGCTGTAGGGTTCTCGTGATACTTTGCACGCCTGCGGCGATAGTGAGAAGGCTGGTTTGCTAACGTGATGCAACCTTCCCCATCTATGATTCCGGCGAGGTAGGCTATGATTTCTCTCGTCTTCGCTCTGGTTACCGTGTCCATTTTAAGGATTTAGGCTTTCCAAGTAATCAGCAGGGATTTAGACTTGCCGCACGTTCAGTATAGCAAGTTGGGCAGCGCCCTGACGAGTAATGTCTTATTATAGAACGATTGAGTATCATCGTCCAAACTGGTGTAAACATTCACTTTAGTGAAGCCTCCTTGTGGAAAAAGTTTGAGAAACTTTTCAGCAGTCTCGTCATCGAGACCACCGGGCTTCACTTATGCGGAAAGCCACTGCTCGCCGAATTAACGGCTGCGTTAGATTATGCCCTAACGCCGGCTCACCCCTTTCGGGGCTTGCATGCTATATGTGGCATGCTCACACAGGTTGTGTACTACGCCTAGCGCTTGTTTGTCAAACGTTTAATGACTATGTTGCGAACCATGGATGAAACTAAAGCCCGTAAAATACTCGGTGATGCTGTTCAAGAAGACGATTCTTTAGGCGGTGAAGCGCCGTTCCGTTTTGGTATCTACAGGCAATGGACGGGTGGAAGTATTACACTAGGTGATGTTGAGGACCTTACCGCCGATGAATTAGAAGCTATAGCATGGTGGATACGAAACAAAACCGTGAAAGATTGATATATGAAAACTCTAATATTTGCCGCTCTGTTTCTTCTATCCGCCTGCACTTTGCCGCAGGTTATTTATGTTGAGCAGCCGCCGGACGCCGCTTTCTGGAACATGCCGGCTACTCAGCGCTGGGTAAGCGACCCGCAGCCGTTCCCGCAGGCGCCGCGTATACCCCGCTGGTGCGTCGACCCGATCAGTCACACGAATGTGCCCTGCTAGTATTTCGTGTCGCGGTCGTATTCTATATCCATTTCGCCGCTGCTGATTGCCGCGACTTTAATCCCGCCGGTCCATTTGCGTTGTGTGATTGATTCACTTTCGTAGTATGCCCCGTTAGCCTGACTTCGATAGAGCAAATTGCCGTCCGGGTCCTCGAGCCGGTAGGCATGGCCGGCCACGGTGCCAGCAGTGCCTAGAATATGAATACGCTTGACGATAATCGGGTCAGTAAACACTACGTTTCCTACATCCGCCGTCGTGACCGAAATGATATATCTGCCGATAGTTGCCATTTAGCTACTGCTGCGCCTCCACTTGCGCTTCTCTTTTTGCCCGGTTGCGATCACCGGCGCCGCCCCTGCCTGTAAAATCTTCTGTAATACCTTCGGTAGCGGCTCGCCCGGCTTCCATGTTGCCGTTAAAACCGTGTAGAGCCAGTCCGGGGGCATGCCAAACGGCGGATTGTCGGTTGGAACAACTACAAACGGCCGCGGCAGATAGATATTGTGCTGCGGCTGAATAACGGCCGGTTCCCACGCCTTGAGCGTGGTAATAAAGTTGAGTGTCGTTCTTGGCGGCGGCTGATCGACTGCCGCAACAAATGCCTGGGCGAGCTTGTTGTAGCGGATTAGCGCTGGTGTGGTAATTTGCCACTGCCCGAGCGTGCCCCATAGCCAATCGGGCGGCATGCCGAACGGCGGATTGTCCGCTGCGGCCGCTATAGCCGCTTGAATCAAACGTAAATTGCGCTGTTGCGGCTGTGATACTATCTGCCACTGCGCCAGTACCGAAGCGAGCCACGATTCTAGCCCAAACGGCGGATTGTCGGGAGCGTATTCCTGAATCTGCCAGCCATTGATAAACGGCGTGAGCGGCCGGGCTTGCCACTGCGCTAAAGTGTTGAGATAACCGCGCAGGCCAAACGGCGGATTGTCGACTGCTTGAGCCGCAACCGCCTGAATATAGCGCGCGTATTGGATCTGCTGGGGCTGCGGTGGTTGCCATGAAATCAGAGCCGCGCGTAAATCTATAGCCCGGTTCGGCGGCTTGTCGGCGCTTTGCCCCGGTATGCCCGGCGATAGCTTTCTCGCCTGAGTAATCGGCGCGGTTATCTGCCACTGATAGAGTATCGAGAAAAGCCATGCCTGATCGAACGGCGGATTGACAGCTGCTGCTAGCGCTTCCTGAATAAGCTTTACAGTTCGCTGCTGCGGCCACGGCGTTACCTGCCACTGTGCCAGAGTAGAGGAAAGCCAGCTTTCCAGGCCAAACGGCGGATTGTCGGGAATATACGGGGGCGGGGTAAGATTCCCCGGCGCTAGCGGTTGATTGCCGCCGATAAACGGCTGTGGCGGTTGTGGTTGATAGAGCGCCAATCAAGTTTAAACCCAATGAACGGTTAGCCCCGAAGGTGCGTTAGGCGCCGGGGATGTTAACGAATACGGATTAACTACACCTTCATTTTGCGCAAACATGAACATTACGCCTGGATAGGCTCCCCATGCGCCGCCCCAAACATTCCAGCCCGAACTTTCCGGTACTGCCGGGTATGCAACCGTGTTAGTGGCCGTTCGCATATATACCGTTTTCGCCCACGCCGATTGAAAATAAAGATTACCGAGTACCACCAAACTATCGGATACAAAACTAGCCGAATGAACATCATCAAAACTGTCAATTAGATAATTTGCATTGCCGTTATTACCTGCTGTCGCTGTTCCGTACCGCAGCACCGTATGGTCCGCATACTCTAAAAATCGCGTAAACACCTGTTGAATAGATTTCGGCCCGCCGCTGGTATCGTGATTGCCGTTATTGCGCCCAACGGAAGTCGAATAGGTATAGAGTTCCGTATCGCCCGTACGCGCGAGCGCGTCGGCAATATCGATCATGTCGCCGATAATATATGAGGCATAGTCCCAGCCGTTGCACGGCCCAAAAGACGGCCATTGATAGAACTCGCCTGCTGTACCGTCAGGATATACATTGTACTTGATCCACTCTTTAAACCACCTTTTACCTCTATCGATTAAAAAAGTGTCATTAACCATAATCCCAACAAGGGTAAAGAATCGCACCATATTGGAACTACGATTGTTCCAGTGCTCGCCCCAGAAGTCATTGGTCGGCCCGCCGTAATACAGCACTTGTGATCCCAGACCGTCGCCCGCACCGCTAGGATTGGTATAATTGTCGGTATCCCGATTCGGGTAAGCATCCTCGACCAGCAAGTCGATATTGGCTTCCCAATACGTGCCGGCATTGTGAAACCACGTTTCCATTGTTGTACGTTGCCCGCTTGTCATATTGCCCTTGACATAATCATAGGCAAACAAAAGTTTAGTCAGCCACATGGTTACGCCGTAAGCAGGTTCAGGATCATCCCATATTGTATGACACCATCGTACTGTATCGGCGAAGTTAGTTCCGGTAACTGCCGCTTGCGCCAAAAGGTCAGTTACAACGAGATTTCCATAAGCCGTGTCGCCCTTTACCAGATAGTAAAATGCGGCATTGTTTAGATTCTCGCCCTGTCCGCGCCCCGGCGGTGTGCCGCTCGATAGATTGTAACAACTCGCCGCTACCTGCCCCGCCCATTGCTGGTAAGGCTTGGCGGCATTTTTAAAAGTTAGAGCATTAGCCGCTATGCGGTCCCAATCACCGGGCGAGTTAGTCGATACATCGCTTGTCGTCTTATACGGGCCGCTAACCGCTCGCGTCTGCCAGATCGCCAGCTCCTCGGCGGTAACGTGAAGGCCGAGTCTAGTCGCCATGTAACTATTTAAATTCGCTCATCTTTCGGCAAAGTTCACGCCAAACGACCATAGCGTGAGCGAAGTCGGCGCGGTAGGAAGCTGCAAGTCATACGCGCTTAATGACCCGGACGGAAACGTCAACACTTCCTGTGGTGTGGGCACCCATAGATAGCCGTTAAGCACGTTAAAAGCATCGCTGAACATTGACGTTTTAGCACCTGCGCCTTCTGTACCGACGTTGATACCTGACTTGCC